TCCAAAAGAATTTATAATTGATCCTGCTGCCTTGTCTATTGATTCAGCATTAGGAGTAGCGCAGGAGGTTATTAAACCCCGTTACCATGTTGTCAAGGGCATTGAAGCAGGAACTTATCGTGATGTTCCATTAGGAGCAAGTAGCACTGGTATACATGACTTTGGATTTGATCCAGAAGATATTGCTGGTGCGGAAGATGATCGTGTTAAGATCACAGAATACTGGGGCCTAGTACCTAAGCGTTACTTGTCTAAGAATGCTGATTTAGGTGAACAGTTTGACTACGACACAGACGAGTTAGTAGAAGCTGTAGTCACATTAGCTAACGATGACGTTGTACTGAGGGCAGAAGAAAACCCTTATTTAATGAAAGATAGGCCGTTTATCTCCTATCAACATGACCGTGTACCTAATAAGTTCTGGGGTCGTGGTGTCTGTGAGAAGGGATATAACCCTCAAAAGGCATTAGACGCTGAATTACGTGGTCGTATAGACGCTCTAGCTTTAACGACACACCCAATGATGGCTATGGACGCTACACGCATCCCTCGCGGAACTAAGTTAGATATTAGGGCAGGTAAAACCATCCTAACTAACGGTGATCCTCGAGCAATCATCCAGCCATTCAATTTTGGACAGCTACAGCAGCATACATTCCAAGAATCTGCTGAATTAGAGCGTATGATTCAAATGGCAACAGGCGCTATGGACTCAGCGACCAGTATGGCAGGAAACGCCCGTAATGGGACTGCTTCTGGTATGTCTATGATGCAAGCAGCCTCAATTAAACGTCAGAAACGTACATTATGTAACTTCCAATCTGACTTTATGATCCCATTCATCAAGAAATCAGTATATCGCAAGATGCAATTTGATGAAGAGCGTTATCCTGTACTAGATTACCAGTTCACGCCTTACTCTACTATGGGTATCATGGCTAAAGAGCTAGAGACAACACAGACTGTACAGTTAATGTCTATGTTACCTCCTGAATCACAAGCATTTAATATGTTATTGTTATCAGTATTTGAAAACTCTAGCCTAAATAACCGCGAAGAGATGATGCAAGCCGTACAGCAGATGATGCAGCCTAATCCAGAAGAACAGCAAATGCAACAGCAAGCAATTCAGATGGAAATGGCAGCTAAACAAGCAGATACAGAGTTAGTAGGGGCTAAGACACAAGAAACATTAGCTTCAGCCTACAACAAGCAAGCAGACGCTGCTCTGAAGGTTCCTAACGACACTGATGCACAAGAGCGTATCTTGGATCTACAGAAGAAAGCGATTGATCTACAGAAGAAGCAAATGGAAGTATCTACACTAGAAACTCAGGTAGTACGTAACATCCCTGAGATGAAACATCTTGAATCTGAAACAATGCTTAACTTAGCTAAAGCGTCACAGGCATTAAACTAGATGAAAGAAGATAAAGAATTTTTTGATGGTCGATACAGACTATTTGAGACAGATGGCTGGCAAGACTTAATAAAAGAACTTGTAGTCATGTCTGAATCTTTAAATCAAGTATCAACCATTAAAGATGAAAAGTCCCTATACGAAGTACAAGGGCAACTGTCTATCCTCAATATGCTGATCACGTTAGAGGAACAGACAAAACTCATCGACACGGACAACTCTATTACATAGGGCCTGTGTCATTTTTATTAACTCCATAATCTATTTGATAGACGGAGAGTACCACTATGGTAAACAACATTGTAGTTGATCCTGTTGAGGATTCACAAGAAATTGTAACTGAAGATTTTTCCTCCCTTGAACAAGGGGACACAGGAGAACAGGAACTGGAAACGGCTTATGAAATGCCTAGTAAGTTTCAAGGCAAATCCATCGAAGAAGTTGTCAACTCCTATTCAGAACTCGAAAAAGAGTTAGGTAGGAAGGGGCAAGAAATCGGTGAATTACGTAAACTTTCAGATGAATTTCTTAAAACTCAAATACAGGCCAATCAACAAAATAATCCTACATCCGCAGATGAAGTACCTGATTTCTACGAAGACCCTCAAGCGGCAATCCGAAGAGAAATAGATAATCATCCTAAGATAAAGGAAGCAGAAGCAATCAATACAAAAAGTCGCAATGACGCGGCTGTTCAAGCGATTGCTTCAAAACATCCAGAAGCTCAACAGACCGTAGCGTCACCTGAGTTTCAGGAATGGATTTCCCAGAGTAAGATTCGCCAGCGTCTGTTTCAAGATGCCAATGCTTACGACTTTGAGGCAGCCGATGAACTACTTAGTACATGGAAGGAACGTGCAATGATCTCCAAGACTCAAGAAGTTAAAACTGCTCAAGGACAATCGAAAGCAAGGGCTCTAACGGCAGGTAAAGCGGAGAGTAGGTCGTCTGGGGACTCTGTTGGAGGTAAGAAAATTTACCGTAGGGCTGACCTCATACGTTTAAAAAATAGTGATCCTTCACGTTATGAATCTCTCGGAGATGAAATCTATCGGGCATACGCAGAAGGACGCGTTAAATAATATTATAATTAACACTGGAGTTAATTCACATGGCATTAGGTACTAATCACGTAACAGGCTCAACAGCAGCCGCCTTTATCCCCGAATTATGGTCGGATGAAGTAATCGCTGGATACAAGAAGAATCTTGTACTAGCTAATCTAGTAACTCGTATGAGTCACGTAGGTAAGAAAGGTGATTCAATTCACATTCCTTCTCCTAGTCGTGGCGCTGCAAACGCAAAAGCGGCAAGCACCCAAGTAGTGCTTAACTCTCCTGCAACCGCAGACATTCAAGTTCTAATCAACAAGCACTACGAATATTCAACTTTGATTGAAGATATTGTAGAGAAGCAAGCATTGTCCTCTCTACGTAGGTTCTACACTGATGATGCAGGTTATGCCCTAGCTACTCAAGTAGACGCTGATCTTTTTGGTCTAGTTCCTGCCTTAAATGGCGGTACTCAATTAGGCGGTGATGGCGGTAGTTCTGCTGCTGACATGACTGACGCTGGTATCCGTAAGTTTATGCTTGTTTTGGACAACAATGACGTCCCTATGACGGGTCGTTCTTTGGTAATTCCACCTGTCGCTAAGAGTGACTTGTTGGGTATTGCACGTTTCACTGAGCAAGCTTTTGTTGGTAGCGGTGACGCTATTAAGACGGGCATGATTGGTAATGTGTATGGCGTAGAAGTGTTTGTATCTTCTGCTTGTCCTACCGCTAGCTCTAACCGTGTAGCTGTTATGTTACACAAAGATGCTTTGGTACTCGCAGAGCAACAGAGTGTTCGTTCACAAACTCAATACCAGCAGCAGTATCTTGGTGATTTGTTCACTGCGGATACTATCTACGGTGTTAAAGAGTTGCGTGATAACGCTGGTGTTAGCATTCTTGTTCCATCAACCTAATCAGTGCGAGGCGCATTGATCTTTCACAAGCTTAACTTAGTTAAGTAGCTGACAAAAGAGGCCCTTGCTACGGTGAGGGCTTCTACTTACTTACAGTAATTAGGAAATTATATGCCCATCTACTCTTATAAGTGCGAATACAATCACGTAACAGATCACTTATGTCCAATCTCAGATCGTAACAATACAAAAGTATGTAAGGTTTGCAGAGCCGATGCTCATATGATTATTACCCCTGTTAAAGTATCTCTAGATCCAACTGATCCAGCCTTTGCTGGTACTTGGATGACTTGGGAACGTAACAGGTCTAAACAAATGAAACAAGAATTACGATTAGAGAAAAATAGGGAGGGCTAGTCTATCTTTGGATTTCCTATTGAAGCTATCACTATGATTATGAGCGTCATAGGAGGCGGTGTAATGAAGATGTGGTCGCAAGGACAGTCTGATAAGGCTGACCAGCAAAAAGCTCTCATACAGCGATTCTCGGCCTCTGAGGACAGTGTACAGTCTGCTAGGGCTTACCAGAACCCAAATGCCCAGTGGATTAGGCGTTTTCTAGTTGTATCCTTTATGGGGATGGCTTGTTTTATTCTCATTGCTCCTGTGTTGGGATTCGATACAGTAGTTCCTGTAGAAGTAACAAGTGGGTTTAAGTTCTTATTTTTAGACTTCACTAATACAGTTACAGAGTGGAGATCACTACAAGGAATGGTTACTCCTGAATGGCTTCCTCATGCAATTATGGCTGTCGTAGGTATGTATTTCGGTCAGTCAATAGTTTCACGTAAATAAATTTTAACACATAAGGTAAAGACTCATGGGACTAGACAGAGGCTTGAACTCGTCATCTACAAATCCATTAGGGATTGATGATGATGACTATACAGCAACGACAAGGGGCGCTCAGGGCCCAAAGGGAGATGATGGTGCTTCCACTCAAGATTACATAGATAAATACAACACTGTAGTATCTAGTGCAGCCGCAGCAGCCGTAAATGAGACTAACTCAGCAGCATCTGCTACATCTTCTGCTAACTCAGCAACTGCCTCAGCTACTTCAGAAACTAATGCAGCTACTTCAAAAACTAATGCGGCTACTTCAGAAACTAATGCAGCTAATTCTGCAACAACATCTTCAAATCAAGCTACAGCTTCTGCTAACAGTGCTACAGCTTCTGCTAACAGTGCAACCGCAGCCGCCTCAAGTGCATCAACTGCAACCACACAAGCAGCAACAGCCACAACTCAAGCTGCTTTAGCAACCACTAACGGGGCTGCACAAGTTACTCTAGCCACAACTCAAGCTGGACTAGCTACAACTAATGGACAGGCACAGGTTACTTTGGCTGAGGCTCAGGTAACTATTGCAACCACTAAAGCGTCAGAAGCAAGTACATCTGCAACTAACGCTTCTAACTCTGCAACGGCTAGTGCAAACTCTGCAACGGCCTCAGCTAACTCAGCCACAGCAGCAGCCTCTAGTGCCTCCACAGCAACGACTAAAGCCTCCGAAGC